AACGCTTGATCAAAATCTTTCTGTACCCGCAACAACACTAGGGGCTGCTGGAGTTAACAATACCCTTGCAAGACAAACGACAAGAAATGGCATTATTAAAAACTTTATGTCAACTAGTTATTTGACAGAAACAGATGTAAATAGTCTTAAATCAACACAGGCTGGAACAATTCAGTCTTCAGCACTTGTAATGAATGGACCATCTTTTAAAACTACAGAAGTTCCAATCAACTTTGTATCATATCAATATAAACAACTTGATAATGCCTATAAAAGTTTTGGTGCAAGAATGAGAATTATTGGAAAGATTGAAAACAATGAAACTCGTGGACAAACACCTATTGGAAGCGTATCGTATTATCAAGTAAATAGTGCACAAACAAACCAAAATGTCAGCATAGGTGGTGGATCTGGCGGCCTAGCAGTTATGCTAAATCCAGAAACAAATAATGGATATTATTTTGAAATCGTTGCATTAACAGAAACAAATGTTGAGTCTTACTTAAAACTTGATACGACTGGACAAGCAGAAGTAAATATTAATAATGTTGTTTTTTATAAAGTTAAAAAGGATGCTTCAAACAATAATGCAATTCCAGTTAAACTTTGGGGTGGCCTAACAAGCATTATTGTAGACGACGGTAGATTTACTGGACAATATAGACTATCTGGAGAAGATAAGCCAACAGTCTATGATCTATCTGTAGAGTATCAAGATATTGGAACACTGCGTAGATTTTATTTATATATTAATAATAAGTTAGTTAAGATTGTTGACGACACAGATCCATTGCCAGTATACAATAACATTGCTACATTTGTTAGAGGATCTTCTAGAGTAATGTTTGAAAATCTTTATGCTATAACAAACAACTATGCACAGAATACTGTATCTGTAGTTGGAGAAACTCTTTCTAATGTATTTGGAGATAGCGAGATAGATGCAAATGAATCATTTAGAAAATATGCAATAAGCGGACTTATACAGGGAACATATCTAACAGGAATAAGTTCAGAGCAGCCACCAAAATATAACATGTATTTTGAAGAATTTGGATCTATTATGCGTGAGTGTGCATACTTTGACATTAAGTATGATCGATCATACCCTGCATTATACGCACAACTGTCTCCTACATATAACAGAATTAAGGGCTACACAATTTCTGGTTTCCAAGCAGACTCATATGGAGCAGAGTTTTTAATTTTTAATGCTTCAGACACTGCATTAAATCTTGATGAGACGACTGGAAACTATCTAAGAATTCAGGGTATTACATTTACACAGGATACCTCTTACCAATTAACCGTAGATGAATACTTTAAGAAGCAAGGCAATCTTTCAGATCCAGAACTACAGGGAAGCACACTAATAACATCACCTCTTGTAGAAAAAGCAAAATATGATGAGATTAAATTAAGCAGACTTATCTATGGAAAAAATGATTTTTCAATTGAAACACCATATATCCAAAGCCAAGATGATGCAAATGAATTAATGGGTTGGATTATTAACAAAGTAATGCGTCCTAAGAAATCCATTGGCATTAATTTATTTTCTATACCAACATTACAACTAGGAGATATTGTTACAATTGATTATAAGAATAGTGAAAACTTAGACCTTGTTGCAGAAGCATCAGATAGGTTTGTAGTCTACAATATTGGATATAATAGAACCTTGTCTGGGCCATCCATGACAGTCTATTTGAGTGAGGTATAAGATGACAGATAGCAATTCAATATCAGCAACACCACTAACGCCATCAACTCTTGGCCTGGCGGTATCAAGCAACAATATTAATCCAGTTTTAACAGCACCAATAGACACAATATTATTTAATGATGATTCTGTTCCAATAGAAATAATGGAAGATCTTATATTTGAAAATATTGGTGGCCAAGAACTAATTAACATTGCTCGTAATGATACAGTTAATGGGCAAACAATTTTGTATCAGCCAATTAAAAATCTAACAGCAGTTCAACAACAGTACAATCCTAATAATATAGTTAGTCTTCAAGCAACCTCAGATAAATACTTTCAAAACTTTTCTATTAAGTTTGATGAAAAGGTTCCTACAACGGGAACTGGTCCAGGAGGTGCTCACGTTTATATTGATCCAGAAACTGGAGAACTTGTTGTTGAGGCGGTAAATATGTCGGAAGACGAACAAATAGAGGTAGAAATCACCATCAGTGGTACAATATATGAGGCGGAAATTTAAATGATAACTGACACTGGAAAATCGATAATTGGTAAGTATTTGCTTGGACAGGCTCCAGCATACGCTTCGTATATTGCTGTTGGCTGTGGAGCACAACCTCTTGCAACAGGAGACCCATACGGGGACTACTCTGAAAAGCAAAACCTAGACTTTGAAATGTTTCGTGTTCCAATATCATCAAGAGGTTTTGTAAATGACGGGGCAACTGAAAAACTAGTACTCACAGCAGAATTACCCACAGAAGAACGATATGAAATTACAGAAATTGGGTTATACTCAGCAGGATCAAATCCATCTGCTGGAGCATATGACAGTAAAACTGTATTTGCTTTTACCCAAGGAGAAAACTGGCAGTACCATACAGCGGTTGCAGCAACATCTATTCCAACAATTACTGAACCGCTAGATGATCCACTAGATGATAACGTAATTGCAACAGCAGATCCAGTATTTCAAACAAATGCAGATAACTCAATTTTTTATAAGTCTCCCCGTCCAGAAAGATATGAACGTGCAAGATTTTTAAATAACATTATTTTGATTCAAGGAGATGATTCAGACCTTACGGTTGATGCAACAACAGGAAGTTCTGCTGGTCACTTTGTTATTGAGCCTGGATCTAACCACATACACTTAACTGGAGCAGATGTTAATTTTAGTAGAAACTCTCCTATAGATGAATTAAGACTTGCATTTTCTATCATTAGCAAAGACGGAGATTCCGTATCAGTTCCGGATACAGTTAGAATTTTAGTTGACTTTGCATCAACAGATTCAGAAACTCCAGATGAGTTTGCTAGATTTGAAATTGAACTAGACAATGGCAGCGGTACTGGTGCAGTGTATGATTTTGCTACAAATAGATACTATGTTGCAACAACACAGTTGCAAGAGTTATATCAGACACAAGGATTTACCTGGAATGCGGTTACAGTAGTAAAGATTTACGCCTGTGCCATTGTCTCAGATGTGCCTTCTGGTGATTATTACATTGCTCTTGACGCACTTAGACTAGAAAATATTGCAACAACAAACCCATTGTATGGACTAACAGGATATTCAGTTGTAAAAAATACAGATGCAGAAACAATTGTTAAATCACCAAACACAAGTAACTATATTGAATTTAGATTTTCTGTTGGGGTAACGTAATGGCTAATGAAACAATAAAGAAGTTTAAAGTACCAATTACAGATATGCCACCAATTAGTAGCATAACTGAAGGATATGACCTAAGATATAGGGTTATATCTTCAGACAAAAACAGAACTTCACACTGGTCTCCAGTATATTTAATACAGCCAGATTATACTTTTGTTCCTGGAGTTATTCACTTTAATAAGGCTGGAGATATTGCATCTATTGTATGGGATGCTGTAACTATTAATAAAATTGATGGAGTTAATACTTATTTTATTAGAAAAGGATCTCAGTATGATTTTTGGGTAAGGTGGGATAGAGGTGGTAATGATGGTGATTGGTTATATAAAGAAAGATTATCAACAACTTCTCTATCTATTCCAGTTCCTTCAACATATACAGTTGGCGGAGTTGTTCAGCCTAGTCCTCCAAATAGAATGAGTGTAGAGGTATACCTACCAGGATACCCAATTGAAAGATCAGATGGTGCTGCTGGAACACCGTTTCTAAAAGTTTACAGACTTCTTAACCAGACTGTTTAATGATATAATGGAGAGATAATGGCTAAAGTACCGCTACCAGAACGAGGACAACCTCTAGATTTAACATACATTTATCAATTAGTTGATACTGTTAATGATTTATCTACCCAGGTTTCTTCAGCAACATATAACTACACAACAGTTGATACTATTTCTGCTGGAAAGCAAAGTATAAAAACATCTGAGGCAAGAGTTGTTGGTGGTTATGTAGAGGTTGCAAATAATTCTACAGTAAGCGCTGGAAACGAAAAAACATTTTCATATGATTTTCCTTCAGACTTTAAGTATGCTCCAATAGCATCTGCTACAGCAGTAAATATTGGAAATACTCCCGCAGGGCAAAACGTTAACGTTATTTTGAAGAGTGTAACTACTTCAAGAGTAGAGGGCATTGTAAGATTCGGTGCATCTGGAGATCTTTCTCTAGCCGTCCACCTTATCATTATTGGTATACCAAACTAAAGGGGACTGGGTAATGCATTGTGGGAAATGCAATGGCAGAATGTTTGTTGATAGACAATATTCTAGTCAGATACATATTGAAACTTATTGCATCTGTTGTGGTTCAAGAAAATTCTTTCATCCACCTTCAGATAGCAAGGAGGGCAGATGGATTTTAAACCAAGAAAACTTGAGAGCAAAGACTACAATAGTCAGCCTGTAATTTCTGGAAACAAAAACATTTGGTTTCTTAATGGCGACTTAGTTAGGCTGCATCATAGTTCAAGATCAACTGGTATGGTTTCTGTTTATAACATAACAAAAGATAGACTAGAAACATGTTTTCGTTCTGACTTTAGAAAAAATAGACAAAAGGCATACACTGTAACAGAAACTGCTAAACTTGTCAATAGGCACAGAAAATATTTTCCATTATTAATTAAACGAGGAGTCATTCCTCCACCAATGGGTTCTCAATTAAACGGGGTACGTCATTGGCAAGTAAGAGCATACTACTCTGAATCGCAAGTAAAAGAGATACGTGATATACTTGCAAGTATACATATTGGAAGACCAAGAAAAGATAATTTAATAACAAACAACATGACTCCTACGAGTCAAGAGTTGACACGAAGAACTGGCGATGGTATACTGGTTTATACAAGAACTGAAGATGGAAGATTTATTCCAATTTGGAATGAGAGCATTAATTAATGGAGGCAATGGTGGAAGAAATTACAGAAAATGTTATTGAAAGACAAAACACAAAGGTATCTGCAACACTTGGATACACGCTTAACCTGGGTAACTTTCAATCACTAAGAGTTGATCTTGGTGTTGTTGATTACACTCGTGAAGGCGAGACAACAAATGAGGCTATGGATCGCATCTATGCATTTGTTGAAAACAAAGTAATCGAAAAAGTAAACGAAGCAAAAGCCGAAATCGTAGCAGAGTAGAGTGGCTGAACGCAAAGACCGAATGGCTTTGCTCAGTCGCTACAACAAACTTTACTTGCAGAGATATGAGAAAAAGTCTAACATCAACTTAAACGTTGAGCAGTGGGCATCTGATGCTCTTGTTGAGTCCTATGGGATTTCTGCTTGCTATGACTTACTTGAGTATTACTTTAGTATTGCACAGGATCCAACTTGGAATTTCTTTGCATACAATGCAGAAAAAATCCTTAATGGTAAACTTGATAAAGAACAAGATGATAAAGAACGAATAGAGCGTAGGGCCAGAGCAAAGGAGTGGTTAAGTGAATAATACAGAGGCAAAACTAATCACTGCTGTTTTAACTGATAAGCAAGTTCACGTTCTTTTACAAGCAAACGTAGATAATTTATTAAGAACACATAACGATGTGTGGAACTTTATTAGAAATTATTCTGAAGCAAATGGAACTGTTCCACCAACATCTTTGGTTGTAGAAAAGTTTAGAGACTTTGTGCCAGCCGAGGGCATAGGAGCAACAAAGCATCACCTAGATGAATTACAGGTAGAATATCTAAATGACAGCCTTAAAGATATTATCCGTAATGCTGCATCTGAAATACAACAGGGTGAAGGATCTAAGGCACTAGAAGAACTTATTACTAAGACTTCAGAGTTAAAGAAGAACACATCCTCTATTCGTGATATTGATGCTACAGATATTGATTCTGCTATTTCATACTTTGAAAATTTAAAAAAGCAACAAGCACTTGGACATATTGGTATTAAGACTGGACTTCCAGGATTTGATAACTATCTACCTTCTGGAATTATGCCAGGACAGTTAGGCGTGTTCCTTGCTTATCCAGGTATTGGAAAGTCATGGCTTGCTCTCTACTTTGCTGTACAGGCTTGGAAGCAGGGCAAGACACCGCTAATTATCAGCCTTGAAATGTCAGAAACAGAAGTTCGTAACCGTGCTTTTACTATTATGGGTGAAGGTCTTTGGTCACATAGAAAACTTTCTAATGGTGATGTTGAAATGGACATGCTTAAGAAGTGGCATGAAAGTAAACTTCAGGGTAGACCACACTTTCATATTATTTCAAATGATCAAGGTGGAGAAGTTACTCCTTCTGTAATTCGTGGAAAGATTGATCAGTACAAGCCAGACTTTGTTATTGTAGACTACCTACAACTTATGAGTCCAAATCAAAAGTCAGATAACGAAACGGTACGAATGAAGAACCTTTCTCGTGAACTTAAACTTATGGCTATTAGTGAAGAAGTTCCTATTATGGCAATCTCTTCTGCAACACCTGATGATGTAAAAGATTTAAGTACTGTTCCTACTTTAGGACAAACAGCGTGGTCTAGACAGATTGCTTATGATGCTGACTGGGTTTTAGCACTTGGTCGTGGCACGAATAGTGATATTATTGAGTGTGCATTTAGAAAAAACCGTAATGGATTTATGGGAGACTTTTTAGTACAAGCAGACTTTGATAAGGGATATTACAGATACAAGGATTTTGAAGACAAAAATGGCTAAAGAATTATATACAACACAACAAATACACAGAGTCATAACTGGTGCAGGAATTGACATAGAGGCTGAGTATGGAACTGATTATATAATTTTTTGCCCTTATCATAATAATAATAGAACTCCAGCAGGAGAAGTCTCAAAAGAGTCTGGATTGTTTTTTTGTTTTGGATGCCAAACAACAAGAAGCCTAATTGAGTTAATTATGCATATGACTAATAGAACATACTTTGAAACTGTTAGGTTTATTAAAAGCAAAGAGACAGAAACAAACATTGAGGCAGTTGTTAATAAGGCTTTGCACCAAATGCCTGACTTTGTTCAGTATGACGAGTTGTTAATTAAAAGACTATGTAAGCAAGCAATTGATTCACCAAGAGCAATGACTTACTTTGAAGGTCGTAGAATTACCAAAGAGTCAGTTATAAAGTTTGATCTTGGTTATTCAGAAAAACAAGATTCTGTAGTTATTCCAATGCAGTCACCAGACGGTATGTCTATTGGGTTTGTTGCACGAACTGTTGAGGGCAAAGAGTTTAAAAATACTCCAGGTCTTCCAAAGAGCAAGATATTATTTAATCTTCACAGAGTAAAAGCATCAAAGATTGTTTATGTTGTTGAATCTTCTTTTGATGCTATCAGATTAGATCAAGTAGGTTTCCCTGCGGTTGCTACCCTAGGGGCAAATGTTTCATCAAGCCAGATTGAACTTTTGAAACGGTACTTTACGGGTGTCGTACTAGTAGCAGACAATGATGAGGCTGGAGCAATTATGTCTGAGAGGCTTACTGAAAAGATGGGCAACTTAGTCACAGTTATTTCACCTGATAAAAAATATAAAGACATAGGCGATATGACAGATGATGAAATTAGAAAACTAGAGTTTCAGTTTGACAATGTTATAGACTCTATGCTAAAATAATAAAAACACTTATATAAGGAGAAAAAGATGACTATTGTAAAGGGATTAAAAAACATCAACGCCCTAGTCGACAAACCAAAATACGAAGGTACTGGAACAAAAGTTCGTTGGGTTAAGTTAGCAGACGGACAAGCAGCAAAGATTAGATTTGTAAACGAGTTAGATTCTGACTCAGCAAACTATAATGAAGATCGTGGATTAGCAGTTGTATGTTCAGAGCACACAAATCCAAAAGACTATAAGCGCAAGGCAGCATGTACTCAG